GAACCACTTTACTTGACAACCAAAGTTACCAATGTGTTCGTTCAAAGCACGAGCATAGGACATATCACCATGCTCTTCTAAATAGGTTTTTAACGCCTGTGCTAAGAAGGTCTTACCAGAACCTGGCAGACCCATGATGAGGATCTTTTTCAATTACGCTCCTTGGATTGTATTAGCGTTCAATTCAGCTTGAGTAACATCTAACTCTTCTTGAGTTGTGGCAGCGTTAATTTGAGCGCAGATGTCCTGATAGCGAACTTGAGCCGCAGCTACAACGGTAGCGTCATAGTGGCTGTCTGGGTTTCCGTCTGTCTCAAGGGCGGCTTGTTGAGCAACAACTTGATTGAACTGACCAGAAGCTTGACCTAATTGGCTATTCTTGCGTGTTGGGATGTCGTAATCAAACACAGTCCATACGATTTCAACAGGGTCTTTAGAGCAGTCATAGACTGGTCCGTTTAAACCTTGACGATAAGGTACTGGAGTTGGTTTGATTTCAATTGCGTTCATCCAGCCGTCTGTGCCAACTGGTGAAGGTGGCGTAGTGTCAATGCACTGTGCCATTTGGTTGTTTACTACTTGTACATAATATGCCATTTTAATGCTCCTTTATGTTAATTTACTGCTATGCCTGTGGCAAAATTAATACCGCTAGCAATTGCTTGCCATGTTGTTAATGAACCAACTTGTTTTGGTGAAGAATAGTCTGTAGTGTTTCCTAGACCCAATTGACCACTACTATTTTGCCCCCATGAATAAAGTGTACCATTAGTTGTAACAGCAAAACTTGAAAAACTTCCAGCGCTTACAACGCTCCAAGTTGTTAATGAGCCAACTTGTTTTGGTGATGAATAAGTTGTTGTATTTCCTAAACCCAATCGACCATTTTGGTTTGGCCCCCAACTCCATAAAGTGCCGTCAGTTTTAGTGGATAAAGAATACCCCCTATTTGCACCAGTTCCAACTGAAATAGAACTCCAATTTGTTAATGATCCAACTTGTTGGGGTGAAGAAAAAGAATAAGTTGTATTTCCTAAACCTAGTTGACCAGCTATATTATCACCCCATGCCCACAATGTGCCGTCTGTTTTTATGGCAAACATATTTGCATATCCACACGCCACTTTTAGCCAACTAGTTAGAGCACCAACTTGTTTTGGAGATGAATAGTTTGTAGTGTTATTAAGACCCAAAGATCCAAGATAATTGTTTCCCCAAGTCCATAAAGTTCCGTCAGTTTTAACAGCTATGGTGGCTCTAAATCCAGATGCAACACCAGACCAATTGGTTAAAGAACCAAGCTGTTTAGGAGATGAATAACTTGTTGTGTTTCCAAGACCTAATGTTCCATAAGCCTGTGGATCACCACCCCAAACCCACATTGTGCCATTAGTTTTAATAGCAAATCCTGTGTAATTACCACAAGATACCTTTAGCCACCCAGTTAATGCTCCAACTTGTTTTGGAGAAGAGTAAGTGGTTGTGTTGCCAAGACCCAATTGACCATAGTCATTAAGACCCCAACTCCATAAAGTTCCGTTTGTTTTAATTGCTAAAGTATTTCTTGATCTACCAAAACTTGAAACAGATGACCAAATATCAGAACTAATTTGTTTTGGAGATGAATAAGATGTAGTGTTATTAAGACCTAGTTGACCATAAGTATTATCCCCCCAGCTGTATAGCTTAATAGATGGTGGTACGGGCCAAGTACCAGCGCCAACAGCTGCGCTTGCTGCGTTCAGCTTCCAGATGCCTGCGTATTGTGTGTATGGGTAAACTATTGGCATATTAAACTAGCAATCCAAAAACAGAATATCCGCTTTTTGCAACAACAAGTTTTGACCAACCAGTAAGAGCGCCAACTTGCACTGGTGAGGATCTATTTGTTGTATTTCCTTGCCCAAGTTGACCAGCAAAGTTAGAACCCCAAGTCCAAATGGTTCCATCGGTTTTTAAGCATGAAGACATATTATATCCACTAGAAGGTACTGACCATGTAGTTAATGCACCAACTTGAGTGGGAGAAGACTTCCATGTATATGAACCAGAGGTGTTTAGCCCTAATTGACCAAAATTGTTGTAGCCCCATGCCCATAAAGTACCGTCAGTTTTAGATGCAACACAGTGATAATTTCCGCCAGAAATGCGTAGCCAAGTAGTAAGCGCTCCAATTTGAACTGGTGAAGATTTATCTGTTGTTGTACCATCGCCTAATTGACCAACATTGTTGTAGCCCCATGCCCAAAGAGTTCCATTGGTTTTTACAGCTACAGCTGCATATTGCAAACCAGTAACTGTTGCCCAGTTCGTCAATGCACCGACTTGTTTGGGGGATGAATAATAGGTAGTGTTATTTAAACCAAGCGCACCAACTCCACCTGAAGAACCCCACGCCCATAATGTGCCGTCTGTTTTTATGGCATAGGTTTGACTGTAAGCTATAGAAATAAATGACCAAGTGGTTAAAGAACCAACCTGTTTAGGTGAAGAGTAAGTAGTTGTGTTTCCAAGCCCAAGTTGACCTTGACCATTATATCCCCATGTCCATAGAGTTCCATCTGTTTTAACTGCTGCAGAATTTATACCAGCGGCAGATACTTGTTTCCAATTTGTCAAAGAGCCGACTTGTACAGGTGAAGAATAATAAGTGGTATTACCTAAACCAAGTCTTCCATAAGTACCAGCCCCCCATGCCCATAAAGTACCGTCAGTTTTGATAGCAAGTGTATGAGCATATCCACCAGCAATATCTAACCAATTAGTTAACGCACCAATTTGTTTTGGTGATGAGTAGTAAGTCATGTTACCAAGGCCCAAATTACCAGGAGCGTTATATCCCCAACTATATAAGTTATATAAAGTTTGTGGCGTGGGCGCAACTAAGGTGTTTAACCCTGGCTTCACAATAGCGTTGGCATACCGATAGCTCATTAACTTACCATTCTGATAGGTTGCTTGGTTACATTTAATTTAGTCTTGATGCGGTCAAATGGTGCTGCCCAATCACCAAATACTTCTTGGCGGATCAGGGTCATACTATTATAGTAGGGTGTCTTATCACCGTCTAGGGCATATAGGAAGTAAGGCATAACAGGTGTTACCACCCATGTCTCAACGCCCATAGCACCAGCCAAATGACTAACGGAAGTGCAACTAGATATAACCAAATCGCAGGAGGCAATCGCATTTCGTGTATCTTCCCAGCTATCTAATGGAACTTGACGAACCCAAGGTGGACAAGCATCAACGCCTTCATCACGCTGGAGAGAGATAAACTCATACTCGTCAGACTTAACGGCATCAAACATCATCTCGTATGGAAACTTCTTATGATGCTCATGCTCAAATGTAGGGTTGCCTTGCCAACGCAGACCGATACGCTTTTTGCGCCCTTTGATGGCGATTGGCTTGTCAATGTAGGGCGCACCCTTTAAGTCTTTTAATTCGTATCCTAGAGGTACTACAGCGCTCATACCAGCTACCCAGTAGTCATGGTAAACCCCATATTCAGCGCCATGTTGCACCACAGCAGAAACGCCATCTAGCTGATTAAACATAGGAACCAAGGAGCCAGTGCAAGCTACCACGACTTTATTGCCACGGTCTGCAATGTCTTTAGCATAACGAATCTGGTGAATCTGATCCCCTAGACCGCCTTCTAAATAGAGCAGGATTGTGCCTTTAGACTTGCCGTCCCACTGTTGGGTGACTGTCTCTGGGTGCTTGTTACCAAATACACCAACAAAACGACCCCTATCCATGAGCTGATAGCCCTTTTGAATTTGCCCTTGACGCAATGCGTACCAGCCACGGTTATAAGCCGCACGATGATTATTAGGCTCATTAGCTTCTAACTTCTGCGCCAGACGCAGTCCTTCAACAAAGTCACCAGAGGTAGAGGCGGCTAATTGCAAATCTAAGTCTGTTAACTCTGGAACTGTACGGGGCTTTTCCAACCAGAACTCAGGCTGGCAGAATGCTGCGTAGTGGTTCTTTAATACATCTTTTGGTGACTCAGAATGCTGACGAGCCAATACAGGCTTAACATCGTGCATACCAGAGTAACCATGTAAATTCTCATCGTCCTCTTTTACCGAGGAGCCATCAATATTTGACAGGTCATAATCAAACGCTGGCAATTCCAAGAACTCATGGATACGGTCTAACTGCGCCTTTGGGTTTGAGAGTAGGTCTTCGTACTCCACAAACAAGAAGCACTCAGGCATGAACTGGTAGCCTTCTTGCAGTGAGATGTAAGCAGCCTTTAAGTGGTCAGCAAGCTGTCCAGAGTGCATAAACTCATCTAAATCTTCTGGCTTGGCAATACGCACAAACGATGCCATACAGTCAGGTACAGAGCGCACAGTAGCAATAATCTTAGGCTTGTGCTGTAGCACTTGGCTCATGGCTTGCATAATTACAGGCACGGGCCAGCCACGACCTTTATCAATAATCACAGGCTTATCAGTAGACTCGTAGAACGCATCAATCGTGCCACGCATGGTCTGGGCTAGGAGCTTACGCTCTGGGTCATTCTCATTAAGCAGACCAGCGGAGTGCCAGGTGTTAGCCAAGCCATCTAAAGCATGAACCAATCCAGAGGTCGTAGAGACATGTGTCTGTGGGTTTTGGTTAAGGATTGCCGCCAAGACTGTAGATCCTGAACGTGGAATGCCTGATAAGAAATGCAATGTTTTTTTCAAAACTTTATGTCCTTTATGTTAAGTTGATGCAATACCTGAACCATTATCACTGCCCCTAGAAAGATCTGTCCACGAAGTTAATGTCCCAATCTGAGTAGGAGATGATCTGTATGTTGTGTCGCCAAGTCCTAATCTACCACTACTGTTATTGCCCCAAGTCCAAGCTGTTCCGTTTGTTTTTAAAGCTGCGGCAGTAGCTCCGCCAGCTGAAACGGAAGACCACCCAGTTAGCGCTCCAATTTGTTTTGGAGATGATAAACTTGTAGTGTTTCCTTGACCTAATTGGCCATCAAGATTTCTACCCCAAGACCATAAAGTGCCATCTGTTTTAATAGCAATACAGAATTGATAGCCCGCTGCAACATATAACCAATTAGTTAACGCACCAATTTGTTTTGGTGATGAATATTGGGTTACATTTCCTAGACCTAATTGACCATGATTGTTTACTCCCCATGACCAAAGAGTTCCGTTAGTTTTTACTGCTACACAAAATCGTGTTCCTGCAGCCACGTATTCCCAATTAGTTAAAGAGCCAACTTGAACAGGTGAGGAATAATAAGTAGTATTACCTAACCCTAATTGACCATTAGAATTATTACCCCAAGTATATAATTCCTTTGATGTTGTTACTGCAACACACGATCTATACCCTATTGCAACTCTCAACCAGTTTGTTAAAGACCCTACTTGATTTGGAGACGAAAAAGCATTGGTAGTATTGCCAAGCCCTAATTGACCTTGATTATTTCTACCCCACCCCCATAAAGTTCCATCTGTTTTTATTGCAACTGTTGAATAATTAAAACTAGCAACAGAACTCCAATTAGTTAGCGCACCAACCTGAACTGGTGAAGATCTTCCTGCAGTATTCCCAAGACCTAACGCTCCTGCATAATTTGCCCCAAAAGCCAATAACTGGCTTGTTGTATTTATTGCAAAAGATACTTGTGAATTTCCACTAAATGTTTTTGACCAGTCTGTTAAAGCTCCAACTTGCTTTGGAGAAGAATAGTTTGTAGTATTTCCAAGACCTAATGCTCCTTCACTATTCATTCCCCAAGTGAATAACTTAGGGCTAGTCGGTACGGGCCATGTACCAGAGGCAACGGCATCAGTGGCTTGATCTGTTGTCCAAACGCCACCGTATTGGATGTAGGGGTAGGTATAGGTTACTGGCATATTAGTAGGCTAATCCAAATGAAGAATAAAAACCAGCGTATCCAGCTCTCCAGTTGGTCAAAGCGCCAACTTGCTTGGGTGAAGAATAATTTGTTGCATTATTAAGACCTAGTTGCCCAAAACCATTATTGCCCCAAGACCAAAGGGTGCCGTCTGTTTTGGTACACAAACCATAATTATCATTATAAAAAGCGCTTGGAATTGACCAGTTAGTTAATGCACCAACTTGCTTGGGTGAGGAATAGTCAGTTGTGTTTCCTTGACCAAGTTGTCCAGAAATACCCCACCCCCAAGTCCACAAAGTTCCGTCAGTTTTAACAGCCATTGAACAAGCACTACCAGCTGTAATATTTAACCAATTTGTTAAAGATCCAATTTGAATTGGGGAGTTAATATTGGTTGTATTTCCATTGCCCAGTTGACCATTACTGTTATACCCCCAAGACCATAGGGTTCCATCAGTTTTAATGGCTAATGAATGATAATTTCCACAAGAAACACGCAACCAATTAGTTAATGCCCCAATTTGAACTGGAGATGAATAACTTGTAGTATTACTGTGTCCAGTTCTTCCAAGGCTTCCACTACCCCAAGACCAAATAGTTCCATTTGTTTGAATAGCAACCGTAAAACCATTTCCACAAGAAACTGAAGACCAACTGGTCAATGCACCAACTTGAACTGGTGAAGATCTATTTGCCGTGCTTCCATTTCCTAACTGACCTTGAGTGCCAATACCCCAAGCCCAAAGAGTTCCATCCTTCTTAACAGCAGAAGCAAAATAATATCCTGCTGCAACTTGCAACCAATTTGTTAGCGCACCAACTTGTTGTGGTACAGAATAAGCGCCTGTATTTCCAAGTCCAAGGCATCCATAAGTGCCAACTCCCCAGCCCCATAATGTATTATCTGATTTAATTGCAACCACAGAACTTACTACTGGCGCTACAGAAATCCAAAAACTTGTACCAACCTGTTTGGGTGAAGAATAGTTATATGTATTATTTAAACCTAGTTGACCTTGTTGATTTCTACCCCAAGAAGAAAGATAATTGGTGTAAACAGGCGTACCCGTAGGCGCAGTCAGCGGATTAAACGCTCCGTCCTGTAGCCAAGCTCCTGTATAACGCAGGGACATATTAGGTTCCCTCTTTCTTGGCGGTCCACCCAGCTCGAATAGCAGCAATCATTTTTTCTCTAGTTGCTGGGTCGTTCCACTGCTTTTTCTTTGATTCAGAAATATTCTTACATTGCTCTTCTGTGCGTTTTAATCCAGTGCGAGATGCACTCATTTTTGCACGAGTCTCTGCCGTTACTGGGCGATCTGCGTTAGTTGGACGCTTGCCATACATTGGATGTAATGTACCAGTTCTTCCATAAGCACCATTCTTTTCACCAGTTAACCCAAATCCACCACGACCACCAGTGGAGAAGTTGTAGCCATTTGGAGCTAAGGTATTAAATGAGCTAATTGCTTTTGGTTCCATAAGATAGCAATACTCTTGGGATCCTTTAACTAGGATATCTATTTTAAAGTTATCAATACCATGCTTGTGCATAGCATATCTTACATAAGACTTTGATGTTCTTCTTTTTTCAGCATGACTCTTAAATCTACGTTTAGGAGTTTTAGACACGCCAATATACTGCATCCCATCTAAAAGATTGGTAATGCAATAAAGGTAAGCGATAGGCTGATTAACAGCCTGGATCATGAAATCGCCTCAAATATCGCTGTGTAGGTCAAAGCACTTGCAGTGCCTGATGTCACACCAACAGATTGATTCTCCGTGATATACAGATCAGTAGTCTTATCAACTATGATGAGTGAAGCGTTTGCTGGCACAGAGATCTGATAAGAGATATATCCAATGACTGTAGCAGAACCGAATGTGGCGTTGTTACCTACACCGACTGTAGCGTATGCCGCAGAAGCTGTTGTGTTAGACACAATCAAGCCAGTAATCTTGTTTACAGTCCCAGCTGCTGGTGTTAGACCAGTAAGTGATGTTGTGCCGTTGTATGTCCAGCTAGCAGTAGCGCTGGTTGTGGATGGAACCACATAAGCCGTGTTGCCGTATATAGATGTTAATGCTGCAATATTTGGGTTTGCCATGATTAATTATTCCTTTAAATTTTCAGAAGCCCAGCGTCATGGCATAGGCGATGCTTTGCGCTTTAGAAGTTCCGCTTGGTGTAGACCATGTAGGAGCAGATCCAGAGCCAGCTGATGTTAAAACTTGACCAGATGTACCATAAGAGTTATTAAATGCTACAGCGTTACTTGTATTAATTGTAATGGCATCTGTTGCTTGAGAATTAGTTGTTATATGAACACTGTTAGCGCCAACAGTACCAATAACAATATCTGTACTTCCAGTTAAAAAGAAACCATATCCTGGAGCATTAATAGACCCTGTACCTGTATATGAGGAAGAGTTAATACCAAACGTAGCGTAGTTAGTGGCAGCAGTTCCGTTATTGTTATAAACAATATACTCAGCTGATGCCGCTGATCCAGAATTTGTGTTTTGCAAAACAGATTGTAAATAATTGTTTGTATTGCCAACAATATTATTAGTAATGCCTGTATCACTAAAACTTAAATTAGAACCAATTTGGAAATTACTTGTATTAGATGATGTAAGAACAGAAAGACTTAATGACAGACTTGTACCTGTAGCTACACCTAAAACAGGAGTAACTAAGGTTGGGCTAGTGTTTAATACAACAGAACCTGAGCCAGTAGAAGTAGTGGTCCCAGTACCGCCAGCAGTAACAGGCAAAGTACCAGTAGTAAGAGCAGAGGTGGATGTGGCATATACTGCTCCGCCAGACGTAAATGAACTTAAGTTAGTACCACCGTTTGCCGTAGGAAGAACACCGCTAACACCCGTGGTTAAAGGAAGTCCAGTTGCATTTGTTAACACAGCAGATGAAGGAGTTCCTAAAGCTGGTGTAACTAATGTTGGCGAAGTATTAAGAACTACAGACCCAGTTCCCGTAGAAGTTGTAGTTCCTGTTCCGCCATAAAATACTGCAACAGTTGTTCCTTGCCATGTGCCAGAACTAATATTTCCTAATGCACTAACGTTACCAGCAGCATTTAAGTTAACAGATCTTTCGGCTGGATAGGTAATAAATATGGCCTGTGTACCAGTGTTGAAGTTGGTAAGAGATCCACCATTGCTTGAAGAAAGCACCGTAGTACGTTGTAATTGGTTGCCACTTGAGGCATATGTACCAATACCAACTTCCCAATTTGCACCGCCTTGGTCTGCAATACTGTAATAACACGTATCAGAGTTTGCCATGACAGCAGAAAAAGTCTGATACCCAGTAACTGCGCCATTAAGCGTAGCACTGCCAGTACCAGGACTAGTGGTAGTTTCTTGGACACGATCAGCTAATACTAAGGCCATATTAAGCCCCTAATTAAGTCAATGTTGCTGTGTAAGTTACATTCAATGTATCGCCAGAAGCAACAGTACGATTACCGCCAGTAAAGTTACCAGCAGAATACAAGATGCCTGTAGTGCCGCTAATAGCGCTACCAGTAGTCATAAATGCACCAGCAACAGTACCAGAACCATTGATGTTAAATGCAGTTGCTGTAGTAGCTTTAGAGCCAGCAGAAGCAGCTGACCAAGTTGGAGCTGGGCGAGTAGCATTGCTATACGCTGTAAATTCAGTCCAACCAGCATGACTAGCCATTGTGTCTGCAGCGTTGTAAGTTGGTGTAGATGCACCATTAACTAAGCCAAGATACCAAGCAGCTGTATATGCAGAACCAGCAAAATACTTGTCTAACATATCGTTTTTGCCACCTGTCATTACCAAATTCTTGATAATTTCAGACCATTTAACTAGACCATCAGCGCCAATACACTCAACCGTGTAAGTACCAATAGCGGATACGCTTTCTAGCGTTCCTGTTTGCGCAACTAAAGATGCGTTAGAGGCATCAGTTGCTTTTGCGTTTTCAGAAAACATATTTTCTCCTTAAGAAATTCGGATAATTGCAGATGTATTGGTAGCAGATGGGAACTGTACCGTAAAGTTACCGCCAGTTGTGCTTTTATCTGAACCAAAGTCCAGTACACAAACAGCGGGATTTGTTGTGCCGTTGGCTAAGTAAATTAATGCGCCACGAGCAGTAAAAGTTGAGCTAGTCCAAACAGAATCTGCAAACGATAAATAAGCAATATCGCCAGATCCACCTATTGTTGGATTAACAAGAATGGTTAATGTATTACCACCAGCCGTATAACCAGCTCCAGAGACTTGCCCAGTGGTGGTATATGTAGTGGTGTTTTGGTTTAATGTGGCTGCGTTAGTATACAAAGCCATTTTAAATACCTGAGATGTGGTGCTTGAAAAGTTGTAAGTGCCATTCAAAATTCCAACTTTGAACACATCACATGCGAAGTTTCCTGTAAAAGCCATTATGGGTTCACCTTAATTTTTGCTTGTCCATCTCGATAGGCATCACCACGCTCAAGTCCAGTTCCAAGCCTATTAAGCTGTTGTAATGCTTCCATATACTTTTGATTATAAAGCGTCATCATGTCAGCTTCACCCTTCATGTAAGTATAAGCTTCAACTAAAGAGCCGTAAAGCAATACAGTATCAAAATTATCGCCTAACCAGGTCGTTCCTGTTGGGTTATTTACTGAAGAAACTGTTACGGCAAAGCCAGATCCAACGGTTCCAATAGTTGCGCTTAAAGTATTGCCAGCGGTATACCCAGATCCACCATAGGAAAGGGTAGCTGATGTAACAATTCCACTAGACACTGTTACGTTAATTAATGCTCCATCGCCAGATCCGCCTGTAGCAGGAAGGTTGCTATATACACCATTGGTATAACCAGCGCCTACGTTGGTAATTGCACCTAATGAACCAATTTGGTTTTGAATAATAGATACTGGATAAAAATAGTAATGCAGCTCCATATTATAAATGCGTTCTGGAGTAGGTCCAAGAATGAAACTTAATTCATTTTTATTACCATAACGAGGACCAAACAAAGCGTAATATCTTGGCTTTCCTGAATCCGTTTTAGAAGGATAGGATGCTCTAATAAAGTTTACGTCTTTATTTAATAAGTACTCATACTCACCAGTATCAGGGTCAATAGCAGCTAAAGAAAAAGATGATAAGAAATCATCTGGACATGCTAAGTAAGGGGTTGTTGGAGTTACTTGACCAGTTACATTTTTACGCAAAGATGGCAATTGAACCGTGTTAAAGATGCGTAATTCTGCTTGCTCTATAAAACGATTGATTTGCTGCGCTGTAGAAACAGCGCTACCATCCGACAAATAAGTAGTCGGAAATTGGTTTTCAGTGTAATCCTGAATTGCGGTTTGTAACTGATAGTAATTCATTAGCCCATTTTTCCGCTAACTTTACGGCCTTTGGTAGCTGCACCATAACCACGCATTTCACCAAAACCATATGGATCAATATCTTTATTGCCTTTATCCCCAATGCTAACATCACGGGCTGGTTGAGTATTTCTAGTCTCAACACCACTCATGGTATTTGGATTGGTTTTGTACTCAATATCAGCGTTATAAGTATTTGGCATAGGCTGGGCATAAACACCAATATCTTTGTCTGTGCCAGTGCTTTCTGGAAATTTATACGACCAAGTGCTTGCATCTTTAGCTTCTTTAGCATGGCCTAATGGGTATTTCCCAGCTGGCGTTACTTTAACTTTTTTCTCTACAGTCATGATTAACGCCCTCTTTGAGCTGCTACTTTAGCTAAATTACGACCCATAGACTTCATGTTAGCGTTTGTTTTACCAACGCCATTTTTAATTGGACCAGTTTGAATCTTAGCTGTTGGTCCTGAATCGCCATAATTTTTACCTACTGTTTTGCCTGTTTTGGTTATACCATCGGCAGCTTTACGAAATGTCATTTTAAACTCCTTAATTTGTTACTACTGTTACTGTACCAAGTTGTACAACTAAAACCAAGTTATTTGGCGTTAACGCTGTATCAAAAGAACTAGCTCCTCCTACTGGGTTCCAGCCCCATTGGAATACTCTACTTCCGCCTTCTGGTACACCAAATCCATCTGTTTCAGGGCCACCAGCTAAGTTAATATTCAAACCGCTATTTCCTGACACAATATAACTGGTATCTGGTCTTGGTTCCCGTACTGCTTGCGGGTCATTAACAGGATACATACCCAATTGTAACTGTGGCTGATCTGGATCCCAGCAAGTACGACAAACCTTTATTTTATATGGTTTAGTCTTTACTGTCTGCGTTTTCAAATCCTTTAATTTATACCTAAAATTGCACCGATCACATTGGGCAATCGAATGCTTCCCAGAAGCAAATTGATTAGGCATGATTAACTATAAAACAAATTTCTAGGCACAAAACGTACTGGTGCTTTATCTCTATCCTCATCTGCTGCCAATTGGAATTGCTGTTCATATTCAGCTTTTAGCATTACAGAACGATTTGGATCTACGCCAGGCAATTTAGTGCTTAATTGATACGCCAATCCAGCCACCATACAGGGGATGAATCGGAATGGAATGTCTTGTGTTTTGATACCAGTACCAGTGTCTTGAATCCTGCGCAAACGATAGTACACAAACGTGTATTGATTACCAGGAGCATTAGGAGTAGGCCAGACATTGATGCTTGGTGGGTAAGTCTTAGTTAAGGTATCGCCAGATACATGCGCTGCAGCTGTAGTGTTATTTTGACCACGGGCTACATTAGTCAGTACATTACCAATAACATTTGGGTAGCTGATAATTTCTGTTCCTATTACCAAGAATCCAGAAGAAGGTAAATCTGCCACACTAGCAACAGTAATAGAAGTAGCTGTAGAACTAATACCACCAACAATAGTAGTAGAAGGAATAGCATTTGTAGTACCTGACTGACGATTTACATAAACCTGAATCGGTCTTCCTTGTGCTAATTTATTAGGCAAAGACATGTAAGTAGGCTCTGCAATACGGCTAATGTTGATGTCTATTTGATTAGACTGGCTACCGTTATCAGTACGAATAACCATATCCATTAAATCAATAGTGTCGTTTGGTAAAGGATAAGTAGCTTGACCAGTAACCATCGGAATCTGGCCTTGCTCTACAGTCCAAAGGTTAATACCACGATTAGCCCACTCAATAGTAAGCAAATTAAGGCTACGTCTAGCAGTGCGGAAGTCATATCCTGTCCTAAGTTCCATTCCACAACGCTCAAAAGCCTCTTCTATGAGGTCATTTACGTCTAGATTAAAAGTGGTTAAACCAGTTGTGGTCATTTTTTCTTCGCTGTTTTAGCAGATTTAATAAAATCCGCTTGTGTAGGCGCACCTTTAGACCCAGGCTTACGCATCTTTTCACCAGAGCCAGCTGCAATACGTGCTTGCTTTTTATGAATATTTTCATAAAGTCCAACTTTTCCACCAGCTGCATACTGAGTAAAGTCCGTGTCATCTCTACGAGCTTTACGTTTTCCTGTAGGCATTTTGGAAGGGTTTATATCGCCCATACCACGGCTTGGTCTCATATCATTCTTCCTTTGGTCTTGCCTTTGATGCAGCAACCATCTGCACGTTTAGATGCAGAAGATACTTTACCGCCTGATTTGTATGCTCTTGTAAGATCACGATTGCTTAATTTATTACCACCCATACCACCACCACCGCCACCACCAGCTCTGCTGTGCGCTTGAACTTTTTTATATTCATTGCGTTCAGCATTGATAGCTTTTCCTTCTTCTACATACTTTTTAAGACGATCAGCAAAATCCTGGGCTGTTTCTGGATTGGCTTTGGGGTCATTAGACATACCCCGTTTCATACGCTCTAAGTATGACTTGCCTTCTCCAGTAGGCTCCATAGGATCAATAGGATTTACTGGATCAGCCATTTAGCACATTTTCCCTTTAGTCTTACCGCGTTGGGCAATACCATCAGCGCGTTTAGATGCAGAAGAGACCTTAACAGAACCACCACTCTTCATTTTCTTTTCAGCAGCGGTAGTACGTTGTGATTTACCTGAAATGCTTTTAAATAAACGCTCTATTGGACTTTCGGCATCAGAACGAAATTGTTTCATACCAGCTGCTCTTTTAGGAATATCAATAAAAGGTTTTTTTTCAGAATCAGTTGTATCAAAGTCGCGATCAACATTATTTTTAGGTTTTGACGCAGATGAAATGGTTGTATCAAAATCTCTTGATGGAGAAACTTTAGTTTTAACTACAGTTTTTTCTACGGATTTTGGTTCACTTAAATTAG